AGTTGGTCCATGCCACTAGGATCACATATATCAGTATGATATACTTTGCTTGATTTTATTTTTTTAGAACGCTCGTACAAAAGATAGTCTAATTCTAGTTGTGGAATAATACCATAATTAGTCTGAGTATCTGTAATTACAACATCATGTCCTTGAGCTTCTAGTTTACTTACTACATTGTGGCCTATAAGTCCTTGACCACCAGTCACTAGGATGTTCATAACGATGCGTCCTCTAATCCTGCCACCCGCAATTTTACAATATTACTAAGGTGCCATTGTTTCTGATCTAATGCTTTAATTATACCCAGCCACTTATTACGCAATAACGCAAAGTCATTGATAATTTTCTCAAAGTCTACAACGTCGGCTTCACCTTCTACGAACTTTTCACAGTCCCTAGAAGATAAAGCACGTTGATAGCTTTCGAGGTATTTACGAAAGTGTTGACTACGAAGCCTACGCAGTTCAATGTTAAGATACTCTAGAACTGCTTCGATTTCTTGAAGTTGATTAAATCGATTCTCTACAATGCCAGGCATTTGCGAACTCGCCTTCTCGATGCTTCCCGCTATACGGACATCTTGTTTTGCAGAAATTAATTCTGCTTCATAATAGGCCACGGCAGAAGGGATATTACTAATATCCTTAGATACACGATCATACCAATTCATTTAGTCCTCTTCTTCATCCTCGTATTCGTCATCGTCATTCATTCGATCTCCGTCGAGAGCGTAATCAATAGCAGTGTCGAGATACCCGTCTACACCTAAAAGTCCATCTAAGACAGACTCGCGAATCCCGTGGTCAATCAGGACATTTACAAAATCTGCTGCGACAGTTGCTTTTTGTTTTTCTGGAATAGTCTCAACTACAACTGACCATAAGTCAGCAATTATATCTTCTTTCATTCAGTGGTCTCCGTTTCAGGTTCGATAATAGTAGTTATCACTGATTCGGGTTTTTCTCTCTGATTCATAATGTCTGCCATTGCAATGTCAAGTCCGTCTTTTTCATTACGTTCCCAAGCCTTGCGAAACTGCTTAATTACTTCACCGTCTGATGTTGTATATACTAAACTATTTCCTTCTTTCTTGAGCATACCTTTAGCTTCACACAAGTCGACTAGTCCACTATATGGATTCATACCTGTTTCATAAGGAATCTTAACCTGTACACTTTCAAACGGTTTAGCATAACGTGTTTTCATAACCTTACACGCTGCACGAATACCTTTTACTTCTGAAATTTTATTGCCGTCTTCATCTTCTTTTAACTTCAACTTTTTCATTGCAACAACAATAGAACTTGCATAGATAAAGCCTGAGCCACCGCTGATCTTGTCATCCGGATCAAACATATCTTGACTAGCGTATGTATGATTAGTACAAACTAGCCCGATGTTATGAGAGCCAAACATGTTAACGCAATTACGAACAAGTGCGGTTAGTGCTTTAGGCTTACGGCCCATGTCACCTTTCAAATCGCCTGCCTGAAACTGGTTAACGTCTGTGGGCGTTAACAACATACCCAATGAGTCAATAACAAACAGAATCTTTGGTTTATCTTCATCTGGCATTGTTTTATATTCTGCAACAAATTCCGTAATGGTCTTTGCTACATCGTCAATCATAGCCATATTAAGTTTCAACAACTTGTCTGGGCTTGTATCAACATCAAGTGCATGTAGCCACTTTTCATCAAGTGCGTTTTCAGTATCGATCAAAATAGGATAGATACCTTGCTTTTGTGCATTTGCTACTAGATTGCCTGCACAGATAAACGATTTACCTGCGCCTGATTCGCCTGCAAACACAGTGACTTTGCCTAACGGAATTCCTTTATTAAAGTCGCCGCTAATAAGGTAATTCAATGCGAAGTTGTTTGTGCTGACCCAGTCAGTTGGGTCGTTAAAACCAATACTTAAACCCTCGATAGATTTAGTAATAGTCTTTCTAAATTTACTGATATCAAATGCTTTTGCCATATTTTTCTCCTGTGCAAAACGATACCCGGGCGTAGTGCTATGCTACTAGAGGCCCGGGCCGTATTAATTACTCTGCTTTATTGCGATTGCGAATCATTGCAAGAATGTCTTGCGCACGACTTGCACCATCGCCGCTTGCGGCTTCTGCTTTAGGAGCAGGCGCTGCTGTTGGCGTATTGTCAACTTCTACAGGAGCAACAGATGCTAGTGCTATTGGTGCGCTTGCAACTGGAGTACTAGTTCTTGGAGTGTATGGCTTGTTTGGATCACCAGTGTTTGAATTCATTCCTGCTGGCTTGTAATACTGACCCCAACGTTCCATGTCATATGCTTCACCATCTACTGATGCTTCAAACATTTCTTTCATAACTTTGAGTTCAACGTCAGTGGGTTTCTTTGGAAGGAAATCACTCATGTTAAACAATCCGTGAGTGTCAATGCCTGCTTGTTCTACTTCGCTAATTGCACGTTCACGACGACTCCACTTTGATGTAGAATAATCAGCAAAGCCACCTTTAGATGTCTTAGCAATACGGAAGTCAACTCCACGCAGATAGTCAGTTGGCAATTCTTCCAACTCTGGATCCATTAATGCACCTTTGATAAGTTGAAAAATCTGAGGGCCAATGATAAATCGACGAATCGGATTATCTGGAATTGAATCTTCTTTGAGTGGATCTTCTACTACAAAACCTTGGAAGATGTATGAACGTTTCTTCCAGTACTTACGACCCATTTCTTCAAGGCTCTTGTCCTTGAACCAGCCGCGAACTTCTTGCAAGATTGGGCAAGCTGTACCATCATTGTACATTTCAACGCACGGTACTTGTACTTGTACAGGACGTGAATCTGTTTCACCTTTGACTCCTGCAAACGGCAATTTAATCATTGCACGTTCGGCCCAGAAAAAAGTGTTGTTAGGATTGCCATCGGGTAAGAAACGAATTACAGCTTCTTTGCCTTCTTGCATGTTCCAATGTGGGTAAATTGCGTTGTCTCCACCGCCGGTGGATTGTCCTGTGGACTTGCCTTGTGCTTCTTGAAGTTTAGCACGGATTTCTGCGAGTGATGCCATTTTTGTATGCCTCCTATAGCCTAAAATAAAAATGTTGTATATGCCTTAATGCACATATGTATTATGCGCTTTTTATTTAGCTATGTCAAGAGAATTCTGAATTATTTTGATTATATTCAGCCAAAAGAAAAGGGACTCCGAAAAGTCCCTTTTACCTGTGCAGTACTGCTTACATGCCTGATAGTTCTCTAATACGAGCTAGCTCTGGATTCTCTGCTAACTCTGGTTCTTGTTGCTCTGGAGCCATTCTTTCAACAAACTTACGAGCAACTTGTTCTGCCTGTTCGCCAAACTTCTTGCCTACCATAGTGCATACGCCTTCTGGACCTTTAGGAAATGTGCCTGAGTCTTTGTCGTAGAATGAAGTAATAAACTCAGCAAGTTCTTTAACATCCATTCTGCCTTCGTTTCGTTCTTCTGGATCGTCGCCGGCCATTTGTGGTTCTTCAGCTGGAACTTCTTCAGCGCCTGCTTCTGGAGCTACCGGTTCTTCACCAGCTGCGGCCATGTCGCCGAAGTCTAGCTGTTCAAGTGCTTCTGGAACATTAAGCTCTAACCAACCTTGAATCTGCGGACGAATATCTGCATTTGCATCTTCTGTTGCCATTGCTTTAATACGCTTGTATAGTTCTGGATCTTCAATAATGCCTTTTAGACTTTCGATTGCATTTGTGCCATCTGTGCCTGCTGGAAATTCTTGACTTACTAATTCTTGCAGTTGCTTTAATGCTGCTATTGCCTCTTCTGGATCTTCTGAACTAATAGCAGATGCTTCGCCTAGCTCCATAACCCAGTTTTCAAATTTTGCAAAAGGATCGTATACTTTCTTTTCAATTTCTGCATCTTCGTTTGCAATTTCTTCTTGTGTCATTGCGACTATGTCGTTATAGCCTATAGTGCTTCCTTCCTTCATTAGTCTGTAAAGCACTGGGAATACTGATGCAATGTCTTCTTTGAAAGACTTCACTGTGAATTTTTCTTTGAAGTCTTCAACTACTTCTTCTGGTACGTCGAACTCTTCTCTTGCCTGGTACTGTTCTTTAAATGCTTCGTAATGTTTTTGCTTACTTAATGCCTTTAGTTGTTCACGTAAACTGTTTAGATAGTTAGTTGACCGCTCAACAATGTCGTTGTTCATCGTATTCATTAGATCGTTGCGATTAACGTAATTGCCAAAACTTTTTAGCTGTGCAATTTCTTCACTCATGCCAACGATGCTCTTACCCATATCGTCATATGGCAAGCCTCCGTTAGCAACGTGTCTCTGCATTGCACGAGCGCCTGCTAAGTGGATAAACGGATACTTAAATCTTTCGCCATCTTGATTTTCTACGAAAAGTGCTGCGATATTTCTTGTTCTAGCACCAGGAGCTGCATCGTCCATCACTGCATTACTGTGCTTGATAATTAATTTAGTATCCATCAAATTTTGATAGCTCATCAATTTGCTACCGTACATTGAGCTTTCGTTCATAACTGATTCTCCGACTGGTGTTTGTACCATATTGTTTTCTTTAGGTATAGAGTTTTTTGCTAAAAATTGATAATCTCTTTTATCTAGATTGTCTTTAGTAATATCTCTAGTATCAAATGCTAGTAATCTGCGTTTTGCAAATTCACGTAATTCTTTTAGGAAACCGTACCAACTTGACTTCTGTTGATCGTCCATTCCTTCAGTAATACCGTTGCTGAAATAGACTTTCATAGAATTAGGCTCAGCTAAACTAATGCTAACATGCCCTAGTGGTGTTTCACCTTCCATATAATCAAAGTCAAAGAACCGAGCTTCGTCGGGATTGATAGTGATTTGACCCGCTTCTTCACCTAATTTTAGGCCTTTAAAGCGGCTGCGGATTTTATAAAATAAATCCTGTGCGATATTGTTTCTTGCGTCCATAAGTATATTTATCACAATCCCATGCTTACGAAGATCGGCATAGGCATTTGATCCTCGGTAATTCTTTCAGTCATTTTTTCGTAAATCTGTGGATCCCAGTCTGACAGTACTTCTGCCATGCGTATTACTAGCAATGTGCTGCTTACTAAGTCATCGTGTTCTCCGCTTTTCGCTTTAAACCCTAATCCGCTTGCAACATAAGTTTTTAGCTCTGATAGTAATGCTTTAGACTTGATAGTCATTTTATCAGTTTCTATCAAGTTCTTAAGCTGGCTACAAGCTGTGACTTTGCTTCTATGTGTTGTATTAAATCCTTTGCGGAATTTTCGTACATGTCCTTTACGTATAGGTTCACTTAAGAACAAGCCTGGAAAGTTTTCTTCTCCAAGATCGCTAATAACCATTAGAGCTGATTCACCTAGACTGTTATTTTCTACTGAGTAATAGATCTGAGGTGCACCACCTTTTTCTTCGCCACGAGTTTGAATATATCGAAGTATCTCACGCATATGTCTAACTTGTTGCTGAATAGGAGTTGTATTATGATGCCATTCGGCTACTTGTATCATACTAGGCATTTCATATACTTGAATAGCACCGTAGTCGCCTCCTGTACCGAGACTCGGATCTAATGCAACTAGATAAGTGCAGCGAGGATCAATATCTTTATACCAACGAGTCTGACCCATGGTCATCATAGGTGCCGTTGCTTCTAATGCAACAAGTTTTACTGAGTTAATTAACGTTTCATCAAAGATCAAGAACTCACACTCAAACTCACGACGGAATCGTTCTTCACCAATCTTTGAACGCTCTACGTCAGCCCATGCATCATCACGCAACGGGTTTTCTCTCCAGTGAGCAAAGAATGGAAAGAATCCGTTCGGGCCTAACTTTGTTTCATTACCGAACTCGTCAAAGCGTTTGTTAGCTTCAGTCCAGATCATAGCAAACTGATCTTCGTCACTGTTAGGAGTTGAAGTAATAATTGCTTTACCGCCTGTAGCTAATGTTGGACTTAGCGCAGTCCAGAACTCTTTGGCTTTCTCGGGCGGTTGCACAAACGCAAACTCGTCACAATAAATTAATGATAGTGACTTACCACGTCCAGTATTTTCTGTTGTAGTAGTCGCTTGAATACGTGATCCGTTGTCGTATTCGATTGTGTTTCTATTGTAGCTGTACACACCTGCACGAATAAAGTCAGGCAAGTTCTCATATCCGAATCGATAGCGATCCATGATATCCTTAGCACCTTCATATTTGTGTGCAGCGATAAGCACTTGGCTGTCAGGAATAAACATTGTATACCATAACAAATACGCAACAGCACATGTTGTTTTACCCATTTGTCTTGGCAACATAGCAATACATTGTTTGTTCTCAAGAAATGCTTGTATCAGTCTTACTTGATATTCGTAAGGTTCAAAAGGAATACTACCCCGTGTGGGGTGTTGTATCATGATAAAGTTTCTCGCAAAGTATAACGGTCCAGTGACTGGATCCATACACTTTTCTAAGTGTTCTACTTCGTCAAGGGTATACTTAACTTGTGCATGAGCTTTCTTAACAAGGTTGCCGTCTAATGATTTTGCCATATTATTATTTACTCAAAAAAATAGGGCCCGGAGGCCCTATTGAATTTGTTGTTATTATTATTAACTATCGATTGTTTCTGCTGCATCAACTAGTGTGACTGCAATATCGTCGTACATATTAGCTAATGTTTCTGGACCTTGTACAGTAATAGACTGGTCAGTTTCTTGTCCAGCGGTACCATCTAGCACACGAACACGCTTGGTCATATCAAGATCCATTGCTTTTCCAATTAGATAACGCAGTGCTTTAGCTGTTGTATTAATAGTGACTGCGGCGCCGGTTGTTGGAGCGAAAGATGCAACACCTAGGCCAATGCCGCCGGTTGCACTATTAACACTTGCAGAGTTTGTCACTGATGTTAAGATATTTGATGCCGAAGCAGCACCAGCTCTATCGTAGCGAACAGTGAAGGTCACTGTTTGTACTTGATTATCTGCTACTGTAGCTCCTGCACTGGTAAACTGTACGTCTTGAATCTGTGCATCAGCAAATCTAGTTAACGCATCAACGATGTTCATAAAACGTAAATGACCCCTAGCTACTCTTTGTCCAATTGCTAGTGTAGTTGGCTTTGTTGTAAATTGGCTGTGATCTTGTGGTGATACTGCACCGTTGTCTGTATCATCAGCTGTAGGATATGTACCAGTACCGCCGGTGAGTGTTAACACCACTTGATAAAATTCGGGTCTTAACGAATCTGTTGAAATCTTAAATCCTGACATTATTTTGCTCCTTTAGCTTCTGCTAAACGTTGTGCTAATTCAGCTTTAATGGCTGCACGTAATTCTGAACCTTCCATTCTTGCGAACGGGTTGCCACCGCCGTTTACTTTCGGTGCTTCCTTGCTTTTACTATGTATATCATTACCAGTTGGAATAACTGCATCTAATCCCTGATAGTCTTCGCCTTCGTCGCCCATTGCAGAATTGCCAAATGCTTCTTCTTTCTCTTCTTCGTCGTCTTTTTCAACTTCGTGATCGCCCATATCGTGGTCGTCATCGCCGTCACGGTCGAGTGATTTCAAGAGGCTCTTTTCGCCTGCATGATCTTTTTCGTGGCGGTCAAGTTTACCGTCGTCATTGTAATCACTATCCATGTCCATTTCGCCGCCTGGCATATCATTGTTGTCGTTATCAAAATCCGGAATCAACTTGTTAATTGGTTTAGGACCCATCATAGGTGCAATGCTCATTGCAGGCATCGGCATTGGCATTGGCATCGGCGACTTTGGAGTAAGCATGTCAGGATTGACTCTGGTCATCAACTTCATAATCTGTTCAATATTTTCTAAACCTTGAGCATTTAAGTTAACACTCATACTCGGTGGAGGCGTGTCTGGCTTGCCCATCGATGGCGGCATTCCGCCCATTGGTCCCATATCACCGCATTCATCAGCGATAATTGGTTGTTCTGCAACTTGCGATTCAACTGATGGTTGATCCAAGTCACGCATAGTTTGCATTAATTTATTAAAATCCATTGTATTAACTCCCTAAGGCGCTTTTAGCACCAGCTTTGTCTTGTTTGCCCTTGGGCAGTTTATATTCACCTTGGCCGTTTTCTTTCTTACGTGCCTTGGCCGTTTTCTCTAAATCTTTTAAGAAACCTTTGTTAAAATCATCACCAAAGTAATCTTTGTGTTTGACTGTTGCATCTGCCATTGGATTTGCACTTTCAGTGGAATCCATTAACGCTTGATCAACTTCAGATGGCTCGCCACTACCGCGTACACGGAAACGACTTTCTGGAATCCCGGAGGATTTTACATGTACTGCAACCTCTGGAGGAGTAATTGGATATTCGCAAATTACTTCAAATATGCTAACTTCTACATTTTCATGTCCGGGAAAATCCATTGGAAGTTTCTGGATTGGAGTAGTTGCTATTTTTTCAAATGTCATCACTTTGCAACGATCGAGACTAGTTTTTAACGTTTCCTGAAACTTGTCAGGAAGCTCGCCAGCTACTTTGATCTTAAAGCTGTAGACTTTTTTGTTTTCTGTAAGATATTCTTTAAATGATTTCATGGTATAGTATTTATTCTTTTCCGCTTAATTTTTTCAGGAGCTCATTGCGATCAGTAATAACATAACCTTGCCCGTTGATTACATCATTTGGGTCATCACCTGAATCTTTTTCAATTTTTAGCTTTTTCAGCTGTAGATCAACTGCTTTTAATCTTTTGTCAATCTTAGCAGTCTTAGCAGTAATAGCATTGCCCATCATAGAGCTTGCTACTTCAAAAATACGGCCAGCATATCGAACTTCTACGTTCATTCCTAGATCCATTAACTCGTCATAGGCTTTTTCTGCTTTGCTTGAGAGTTCATCTAGTTCTTTATCGTCTAATGCATCTAATTCTTTTATCTGCGGTAAACTTCTTGTGATTTCTGCCACCGCACGATAGCTATCATTAAGACTCTGCACTTCATCATGTATAGGCGCAGGTACAGCCTGTTCCACAATTGGCTCAGCTTCTTCAGAATCTAAATTGAATAATTCTTCTAATTTCTTTGTCATTATAATACTTATCTACGTTTTGTACCTTGGTGGAAAATATCGTTTTCGTTTATAATTCTAAACTTAATGCCTTGCTGTTTACACCATGCATTAGCAGCTTCCCACTTTGCCATATTTTTAACATATTGCTGTTGGTTATACTGACTTTTTCCTACTTGTTCAATAAATGTTTGACTAGCTGGCTTTACTTCTACTAACTCTGCATGTTTACTGCCGTTCTTGTCGTTGTATACGATAAAAAAGTCTGGGACGTATATTGTATGTTTACCAGTGAGCGGATCTCTGTAAGGGATCTGTACGCTTTCGCTGGCCCACTTTTCAACTCCAGGATGTTCGTCGAGCATTTTCATAAAAACAAACTCCCAACTACTGCGAGCCATGGGACTTTTCTTTCCAACATACTTGTCGGTATTCTTTACTTCAAAACGTCCTTGTGCAAATTTTGGCATTATGCTGAAATATTTCTTATTTGATTAGGTTTTACATCACTAGTACGAAATCCTAATAAAGAAGTGGCAACTCTGTTATTGTTTAGTATTTCACCAACTAACTGACTTAGCTCAATGGTCTTAAATTGTCCTAGCGATTCAATAATTGTTGATATTGCAGTACCGTCTATCTTTGCTTGACGTAATAATGTCATAGCAACTGTTTCTGCCGCATCTTGATCAAAACCTCTTCGTTGAAAAAACGAAACTGCTAAGGTCACTGCATTTGCACCAAATTCTTGCGGTTCTTCTCCGTATTTGTCAAAGAACAGTTTTGTACCAGCGGCACTATCCTCGATAGTTTGTGAAGGTAAATTTGTTGCCATTAGTTAGGTCCTAATAAATTTTTCTGAACTGCTTGTGTAGCCAGTGGAGTGGACGTACTCTTCGGAAATACTGCGCCTACTACTCCACTTACTGTCGAAGCAATACCTGAATATACAGCAGGGTTAGTTAAGATGTTGATAGCCTCTGACTTTAACTGTCCGTTGGTTAAATTCTTTGCATTTTTATATGTGTTGATAGTTT